TTAGCGCAAAGGTATCTAATACCTGGCAAACCATTAAGCAGGAACTCAAAGAACTACAGCACCTGCTTACCAAGCAAGATGTAGATGTTAAAGGCGAAATGAGCGTGAATATTGGGACAGAGTTTGAAGGGATTTGATTTATACGGCAATCTAACAGAAAGACAGCAGGAAGCACTCGAAATACTTAAATCAGATAAAACTAGAGTTATGTTATACGGTGGTGCAAGATCAGGAAAGACATTCCTGTTTCTTGCTGTCATTGTACTCCGAGCTTTAAAGTATCCCGGCAGTAGGCATTTAATAGCACGATTAAGATTCGCTCATGCAAAGACAGCAATATGGCTTGATACAATGCCAACTATTATTAACTTAATGGGATTAAACAAAATAGTTAAATGGAATCAAACAGATCACTTCATAGAATTAAACGGCTCTGAGATATGGATAGACGGATTAGACGACAAAGACCGAGTAGATAAAATACTCGGTAGGGAATACGCAACTATCTATTTTAATGAGATGTCACAGATACCATACCCAACAATCACAACAGTATTAACACGATTAGCACAAACAGTAAAAGGGCTTAAGAATAAAGCCTATTTTGACTGCAATCCTCCTAGTAAACTGCATTGGAGCTATAAACAATTTATTCAAGGAAATGATCCAGAAACAGGTGAGAAATTATCTAATGCTGACAGGTACGCTTATCTTAGGATGAACCCAGTGGACAATATGGATAATCTCCCTGAAGACTATATTGAAATGTTAGAGCATCTACCAGAAGATAAGAAACGTAGATTCTTATTAGGAGAATACGGCGATTCAGTAGGAGCTATATTTAAGAACTGGGATATAATAGATGATATTCCAGATGAGGTTAAAAGGCACTCAAGAAGATCCCCCGGTTTAGACTTTGGTTTTTCAGTAGACCCGGCAGCACTGTTAGACATATATGTGAATGGTGATGATATTTATATTGATGAATTAATATATGAGAAAGAGCTAACGAATCAACAGATAGCCCAAAGAATGAAACTACTTAACATACATAAAGCACTAACACAAGCAGATTCAGCAGAACCAAAGAGTATACATGAATTAAAAATGGCTGGGATCCGGTGCGTAGGCGTGCAGAAAGGAGCCGATAGCATAAGGGCTGGTATAGACTGGCTTTTAGGTAAGAGGCTACATATCACTAGAAAAAGTACTAATACTGTGGTAGAATTACAAGAGTATGTGTGGAGTCAAGATAAAGACGGGAACTTTGAACCTAAACCTATTGATGATTACAACCATGCAATGGATGCTTTACGATATGGAGTTGATCCAATTAGAAGAAGATCAGCCCCGGTTATTAGTGCGAATATAAGAAGGTAATATGCAGACAACACAAGATATATTGAAGGCTATGGAAAGCGGGACAGATGGGTTGACCTCTAAGATGTTAGCAACTCTAATTACAGAGCATAGAGTATCTGAGGGACATAGACGACAAAAGCTATGGAACAGGTACACTCTTAAAGATGTACCTATACAGCACCACAAAGTAGCTAACTATGTTAAAGTTAATGAGAAACTAGCACATGATTTTTATGCGGATGTTGTCGATACTAAGACTGGGTATATGGGTAATGAAGTAACGACCTCTTTAGACCGTGATGAATATAAAACCAATGATGTATTGAACGAGTCAGCATATCAGGCGGATAGAAAACATTTAGCCGAATTCCAGATAGAAACATCAAGCGAAGATATGAATAGCGAAATGGTAAGTCTTGCAGGGTCAACAGGCATAGGATATCGTTTATTATATGTACCAGCCGGAAAGAATGATGTAAAAGCAATGAACCTCTTTCCATGGGAGGTTATATATGTTTATGACGATAGTCTTGATGAAGCAGTAGGAGCAATTAGATATTACACTATAGATAGCACAGAGTTTACACATGATGGTAAAAAGCTTAAAGAGATTACTGTTGTCGAATGGTACGATAAAGAAACAGTAACATATTATATAGATAACGGTGATTTGAACTTCAGATTAGATACAGGGAAAGGTGAAGAGTTTATTAATGAAGAAGGGCAACCCACATCTTCAGGGAGTCAGCCACATTTATTTGATGGTGTCCCTATAATCCCATTTCCTAATAATGGGCTAACTACAGCAGAACCAGAGAAAGCAATAGATTCTATAGATGCATATGATTTAATCATGTCTGCTACTACTTCAGAGATAGAGCAGTTTAGGCTTGCTTATATGTATGCGAAAGGAGCAGGGCTTCTTATAGATAATGAGTTTATGAAAATGGTCGAACAGACCGGGACATTCGGACTAGAATCTGACGGTGAAATTGGTTTTATCAATAAAGAGCTGGCAATTGAGGGCGTTAAAGTAATCCTTGATGAGATTAGAAAGAATATATATCAGTTCTCAAAGTCTGTTGATATGTCTAAAGATTATGGGGGGGATATGCGGGTCATAGGTTGGCAGGTAACATTATTCCCTCTTGAAAACAGCTCAAAGATAACAGAACGGAAATTCAGAAAAGCGCTTAGAGAACAGTATAGATTGTTAACTAAATATTGGAAAACATACCAAGGGGTAGATATAGATCCTAATGCAATAAATTACACATTCACTCGAAACTTCCCACGTGACATTATGGGAGAAGCAGAAGCGTTAAATCTACTATTAACAGCAGTAAGCAAAGAAACAGCATTTAGCCAGATGAGTTTTATTGATGACCCGGAAGCAGAGATTGCTAAGATGGAAGATGAAACTGACCCTTTTCGAGATGTAGAGGAGCTTAATGCCAACTAGAGATCTTGCATCTAATAGTAAAAAATCTCTTGATAAAGCAGATCGGTTAATCAACTTCACAGAAAAGGAGTTGATTAATTCATATAGACAGGCATCTAGGGAAATCAGAGAAAGAGTAACTGATCTATATCAAAGATTTCAAGTAGATGAACCGACTAAAGCCCAGTTAGCACAGTTTATGCGTCAGTCGGGGATACAGAACGAGATTGCGGATATCATGAGACCGTATTATAATACAAATAGAGAACTGATCGAAGATATGAGTATGCAGGGGATTGATACAGGATTATTTAATAATGGATGGTCAGTAGATCAGGCAACAGGTGTTAGTCAATCATGGAGTATGATTGATGAGAACGCAGTTAGAGCAGCAGCAGGTATTGGTGGCGAAATAGGTGAATTAGCAGGGGTGTTGTCAGAAAGAGAGATAAAGCGGCACACGGATATTATGACTAAGGCGTTTGCTAATTATAGCAAGGATTCGCAGAAGTGGATAAGGCAGTCAGTAAGACAAGGCATTATACAAGGTGAGTCAGTTCCGAAGGTAACAAAACGGGTACAAGAAGCTTTAGGCATGAGTTTTAATTCTGCTGAAAGAATCGCCAGAACTGAGATCCTAAGGAGTACCAGTATAGGCAATAAGGCTGCGTATGATCAGGCGCGAGATGTGGGAGTCGAGATACAGGAAACATGGGACGCTACACTAGATGACAGAACAAGGGCTAGCCATGCGGATGCTGATGGAACAGTGAAGGACAATATAACTGGAATGTATAATTTATTTGGTACAGAGTTTCCAGCACCGAGAATGTCAGGTATCCCAGAAGAGGACATTAATTGCCGATGTATATCGGTGGGAGAAGTTGCAGGATTAAGCCCGGAACTAAGAGCTATCAGAGATGAAGGCCTTGAGCCTTATCAGAGCTTTGAGGCATGGGCTAACGAACAAGGTATTAACGCCAACAGGTTTGGTGAGAAATATAATTTTACAGGAGCTTAATAAATGGCTGAAGAAATAATTGATAATCAGGACAATGGGACTGAAGATCAGAACACAGAAACTCAGGCTGTTACATTAGAACAGTTTGAAGCATTGAATAAACAACTTGAAGAATCTAAAAAAATGTTTGATGATCTTAAAAAGGCACAATCTGGTTCAGATAACAAAGTAACAGAGTTGCAAAAGTTATTGAAACAGAAAGAAGAAGCTGGAAAGACAGAAGAACAGAAGTTTTCGGAAAGACTCGCAGAGATCGAAAGAGAGCGAGATCAAGAGAAAAAGGAAAGGCAAAAAGCGGTATTAAAAGGGCTAGCTATTGAATTGTTAAATGAGAAAAAGATTTCGGCTCCTAAATATCTGAACCGTTTAATCGGTGATGATGAAGAAGAGACGCAAGCACTTATTAATGACTATATAGAAGAAAGATTGTCCATAGAGCTGCAAACTGCTGACGAGTTCGCCAAAAAAAACGGGCGTAAAGTCCAGAAAAGCAAAAACACTGGCGATATGAAAACACTTGACGATTACTCTGACGAGGAAATAGAGGCTATGAGTGCCTCAGAATTTCAGAAAATACAGGATCGATCAAGAAAATAACAAGGGGTAATAAATGGCATTAGAAGGATTTAGGCCAACGATATGGTCAAAAAACTTTATTACTAATATTGAAAAAGCATTAGTATATAAAAACGTAGTGAATACAACCTACGAAGGAGATATTGCAGGAGGGGCAAGATCCGTTAAAATAAACGAGATTGGTGATATTACAATCAATGATTATACAGAAGATACAGACATTACTATTCAGACTTTAAACGATGCTCAGAAAGAGCTGGTTATTGACCAGAAGAAATACTTTGCATTTAAAATAGACGATGTATTGAAAGCACAGTCAAACGTAACATTGATGGAAGATGCAATGCGAAAAGCGGCTTTCAACATGGCTGATGTTGTAGACCAGTATATAGAAGGGCTATATT